CTCAAAAAACCTACCCCCCTTGCGTGAATTACATCTGCGGCATGAAGCAACTAGGTTATCCATCGAATCGTCACCACCCAATCTCCTCGGGACTATATGATCAACTGTGTTGGCTACCTTGCCGCAGTATTGGCACACATAACCATCGCGAGTTAATACTCGCTCCCGAATCTTACGCCACTTACTCGTTGATCCGTTATTACCTAATGCTGATTGCTTACTCATTTGTCTGTTGAATAAAATCCTTTTGCATTGAATACTGCAGCTGCTGGTGTGTATATCCTTGCTGCATCTCCATTGCATAATGAGCATTTAGGTTGCACTAATGGACTACTAATTGGTTGCACTAATTGGATAGTAATACCGCAGCATCTAAACTCATAAGTAGCCATTACCACCAATACTCCTTTTGCCAATGATCCCAAGCATTACACGCAGATCCGTATCTATGCTCCGCATAACGGATTGCCCATTCTACCTGCTCTAAAGGAGTTAATTGCCTAACCTTGTGATTCATAAACTGCCATGCTCCACTAGCTCCGCTAGATTTGTTAATAGCGTTATATCTGATGTTCGATTCTTTAACTGCTATCTTGAAAAGGCATGAAGTTTGTAATTCACCGATTAAGAATGTTGAATATCTTTCAGGTGTGATCGTAGGTAAGTTTTGAGCCTGTGATGTCGGCGTAGCTAGACATAGAGATCCCACCAACGCTAGGGCTACCCCGCGAGCTAGCCGCAAGCGGCTCGCGGTGAGCCTTTGATAGGCTCTAGCCATTAGCGTAATGCATAAGTCAAGTCGGGTCATGCTTAAATCCTTTCATAATCTCATATATTGAGATGTTATTTGCATCACATATTGTTATTGATTGCTTTGCACACCTCACATATCCTGCTCACGATTGTCCATGATCCGCAGCCTTTACATCTTGCAATATCCTCGCTAGGAACTTTCTCCTCTAGTAAAGGCATTATGTCGCCCAGTCGTGCTATAAACACATAATCAGCAACGCTTTCAAGGCTATCACCCTGACCATTGCAACGCATAACCGCAAAGCCTAATTTGCTTTCATCACGATTTTTTAATTGCTTGATAAAGCTCAAAGGGTCGAATTTAGCCCTGGCTTTGACTTCGATATCAAATGGAGTTCCAAGCACATCGCTCCCAGAAGCGCCACTATTTACCGCCCTAGCAGCTTCCCAATACTGCTGGAAATAGGCCGCCACGACATGCTCAGTCCTCCTGCCTCGAACCTTACGACTATTAGTCGCCATTGTCTATCCGTCTTTCCTTGTGCCACTAACTCCGTGGCATTTGCCGCATTCCCAAATGGCATCGTGATCAGTTCGACCGCCGACATTTACTAAGTCAAAGAATGGTCTTGGCTCATTGCAGATATCGCAAGTTTCAATAATGGCATCATTATCAAAGTCATCGCCTAGCAATATCTCTGTGCCATCTCTTTTTGTAATTCGTATAAATCCCATTAGTTCAACGCTCCCTGTGTTGGTCTTGGCCTTTGTGGTATCCATCGGCCTGATTTGTCTATTTCCATCCATACTATAAACTCGCATTTATCAACCCATGATCTTGGGCATTTGTAATGCTTCCATGCTTTGCCTCTTGTGTTGCCTTCCTTTGGCTCGCAAGCGACATTGTGAGTAGGACACATCGGTATTTCCTCTGGCACTACATTGTCGTTAATAGCTGCAACTGCTTCAGCTACTGGTATTGGCATCTCTTTTGGCTCAATAGTCCAGGGATCTGATGGCTTCTCAACCTTAATAATGCGGTCTTTAACCGCTTTGCTCATTTCCTCGCGAGATGGTCTTTTGCCTCTTGTCGCATAACCACAATTCGCCAAAGCGCGGCCGATAGCAGAAGTTTCGCAATTTTCAAGCGCATTTGTAGCATTAACGCCCCTGTCGGTAATTGTTTCAAAAGCAAGTCCAGATGCCCAATATCGCTGGTCAGCCTCTGTTCGATATAATCGAGCCATAACGATAAAGCGATTTGTGGCGGCTTCAATGAGTTCGGTTTCGATTCTGCCATCTGGGTATTCCTTCCAAAACTTCATCAGTCGATCCTCGACTGTTTCATAATCCTCTAAATTAAATCCCATTAGTAATCCTCTCTCGGTGTTTGGTGCAAAGCTGCTGCTTCTGCAAGATATGCAATGGCATCGTGATAGTTATCCATGTGCTTTGGACTTTGATAGATCCTGGCAAGTTTTGTAGCGACCATATCCAGACACCAACCTTCAGCTGATCGGATGTCCTCGTTAATGATGCCTTGAATAGCAGCAGTCCGATATGCGGTGATATGGAATTCCCCATACTGCTCCTCGCGTTGCTCGATAATGGTTGCCACTTCTCTAAGGACATCACTTGCTCTCATTTCGGCCAACCTGCTTTCCGATATTGAATCCATGTCGGTAGGTTCGGGTCTGTTCGCCTTGCTTTTCCCATCGTCCGATCACATAGCCGATAAGCATGCTAATTACGCCAAATGCGAATATGTAAGCATCTAAGTTCATTGTTTCCTCTCGTTTGTGGTATTTCCACATGAGCAGGGTTGCAAATACCGAGCCTAAATGAAACCTACGACTAGGCGTGTCGGCTGATTGTTATAAATTAGTTATAAATCTTTCCGTAGATGGTAAATGACCCATCCTGATTGACTGGAACTGGTATGCAGGTCACATTCTTTCCATGCACTTCAATAATGCCAAAGCCACCCTGCCAATTAGCGCTTCCAGCCTTTAAATAAGAGGCTTGCTTGCTGTCCATAAGGTTACCTACCTCAAAGCCCCAAAGTGTCTTAAAACGGCCTTTAAAGCCTTGTGAGAGGCCTTGTAGGCCGAGCCTATGGGTATGACCGCAGACCACATTAGCGCCAAACTTATTGGCTAGTCCTGCTGCAGTTCCGCCAGCGTTACGATTTAGCGAACCTTCATCGCCATGCACTAAAACCCAGTTTGGTAAGAATTCGTATGGCTTGGTATGGAATTTGATTCCCAGCTCATGGAAGCCCATGAATTGAGGGTAATTAAGTTCAGGTAATCCGATGAGACTTGGCGCTCCTCGCAGCAATGTGTGGTAGAGCCTATCTGTGTGATTGGAACGAGTAACATCCGTAGTCCCGAGTTCCCAAAGAATCTCGCGGCAAATCTCTCGATCAGCATCTAACTGCCCTTCCCATTCTAACTTTGTGCCTTTAGCCCATTTGCTTTGGCTCTGCATATCCAGCTCATCGCCGACATTTAGAACCTGGTCAAACTTCTCGCGGCGGACTAACTTAATTAAATTCTTAACTGCCTTCTCGTGATGATATGGAACTTGAAGGTCAGAGATAACTAAAATGCGGCGCTTAATCGTCATCCTCGTCATCGATTATTGTGCCGATGTCCTCGACATCTTTCTCAGGTAAATTGAACCAGTCAGGCCAACCAGCCGAAGCTGCGCATAGATATTGAGAAGCCTCAACGCTAAAACCTGCTTTGCGTAGAGCTAGGTAATACTCACGGATTTGGATGGCGTGAATCTCCAGCGGTGTGAAGTCAGCAGAATTAACTGTCTTGACTTTTACTGGTTTCCTTTTGGCCATTCTTTGCTCCTACGATCCATTCGGTGTTTTCAATGAAAACTTCAATCCCTGATACCAGGCAATTGCCATCCATTAAGCCCACGGATTATTTTTGCAGAAGGATGTGATAAATCTGGTCGATTTGCTGCTCGACACGCGCTAGGCGGTCATTCATGCTTCCGCCCCCGTTTGGCTTTAGTTCTGCCAAATAATGCTTTACCAAGTAACGCACTAAGCCAATAAATGAACCAATAACGATCGAAGCAGCACCCGCATAAGCCGCTATGTCTTGCGGATTCACTTTTTCTTAGGTGTGGCATATCCAAAGATGCCTGCCAATACCGCCCAAAGGATTGAACGATAATCTAATGCAAAGTCAGAGTTTGCCCAAGCAGCTAAGAATGCTCCAGCAAGTAGCACATAAGGATTTTTCATGGTTGGCCTTTCAGTAGCGGGATATCAAATAGCGAAGGATCTTTATCACCCTTCGGCGTAAAGCTGATATGGATATGGCTTGTGTGGGGATTTGAGCCTTTGTATTTGCGCCAGCGCCATCCCAATATGGGTGAAGCAATTTTTCCATTGTGGATAATGTAGGCGATGCGCTTATCTCGCTTTGCGCAGGCTCTAATCTGATTTGCAAGATATATGCTCTCTGATTTATGTCTTGATAAATCGCTATCAATGTCCAACGCCCTAACGCATCCAGTTTTGGCATCTGGATTGTGATCTGACTTTTCGGCGCGGTGCTTCGCATCGCCTATCCAACCATCAGAACGCTTATCGCGGTCAGGGTAATGAAAGTTGATTGCATCGCGCATCTCATGAGCTGCAAGTGATAGCCAGGGTTTCATGCAAGTAAGAGTTTTGCCTCATCCTCGGTTATGCCTAGACGATTGAGAAGCTCTGCTTTTGCAGCAGCCTTAGCCGCTAGCTCTGCTTCCTCTTTCGCCTTTGCCTCTGCAAATGCCTTGGCATCTGCTTCGCGCTGGGCGATTTCCTCGGCAGTTAGTTCTACCTCTTGGACTTCGCCAGTTTCGCAATTAACTACGATTTTTGTATCTGCCATTTGTTTTCCTAACTGTTTTTGATTCCATAAAGATAAGCGCTTGAATGTTGTGCAAAATTACCATCTGCCGTTATTGTAATTTGATTTATTGCGGCAGTATTTGACCATAAATTTGCTACTAAAGACATATAAGTTCCAGTAGCGTTTTGCTCTGGAACAACATCTGCACTAGATGATTTATTATTTGAGCCAGCATAATTTGGTATGTATAATTCACCATTACCAAAAGTTGATGCAGTTGCTGTATTGCCAGGTATATTTGGTAAATACATATCTGTTGCGTTACCGCTTCCGGTAGCACTTCCATTACCATAAAGCCATCTAACCGAACGATTAGTAGTTGAATTATTAAACTTTAAATAACACGTAGATAATGTTGATGCGTAAGTTCCATCTCTTAATGAGAATACTAACTTTAAATCCGTATAAGTAGCAGGGATACTTGTAAAGTCGATACTAGAAGCGCCACCTGATCCGACTGTGACGGATGAAATTAGTTGATATGTATTAGCCATTATGCCGCCTTTATTCCGTAAAGGGTTGCTATTGAACCATTTGCAAAATTAGCACCATTATTTAATTCAAGTGTAAAAGAAGTTATTGCTTCTGGGGTTTTACGCCATAAATTAACCCTTGCTAATGCTACATCAGGTGAAGTTGTTACCACAAAAGATCTGGCCAAAATAGTCTTATAAGTCGTAGCATTTGCATAGTTCATTATATTTACTATTGCCAAACCATAGTTAGATGAAGTCGATGGGGCTGCACCATACACGCTTGCAAAAGTTGCATTAGTCACTCTACTACTTGCGGCAACAGAACCATCCCCATAAACTTGTGTATAAGAATAATTAGTTGCAGTATCAGAATTAAAACGTAATCTAATACCACCATCAGCAGAACCGCTATTTTCTCTTGCTTGAATGATTAAAATTAAATCAGTATAACCGCTAAAAGAATTAAATGTAATTGTGGTTGTGCTTGTTCCACTAACCGTAGTAGTCGCTATCGGTTCGTAAGTAAGTGCCATTAGCCTTTCACCCCATAAAGCGCAAAGTGTGAGTATTCTGTGAATAATGTTCCTGCTACTGGGGCAAAGTCTATTCGGTTAATTGCTGCTATTGTGCTTGGATACCAAAGACCGCTTTGAAATAAAATTTGACCAGTTGTGCTATTTGTATCAAAACCGCATAAAGTTTTTAAAGTTTTATTTTTATTAGTAGATGTATAATCTAAAATATCAAGAACTGCATTAGCAAATATATTAGCCGTAGCAGTGGCGGCTGGCATTACTTCAATCGAGCAATATGTATTCGTTGAAAACACGCTGGCAGTAGCAGTTGCGCCATCACCCTTTAAATAATGATTTCGATAATAGTTTCCAGCTGTAGTATCATTATTAAAATTTATTTTAATTGGGTCGGTTGCAGCACTGCGATTACTTCTAGCCAAAATACGAACTTGCAAATGTTTGTAAGTAGATGGGATACTGGTAAAACTAATGCTTGATGAACCACCGCTACCAACTGTTACTGTGGCGATGGATTCATAATTACCAGCAGCTATTCGCTGACTGGCTAAGATTCCAGGAATGATTAGCATTATGCCAAATCGCCTACGATCGTGAAAGTGTTACTTGCGGTGCAAACGATTGTGCAAGCAGAATACTGTGCGCGAAGTTTAGGAGCTGATGCGGTTGCGCCTGTTGATGTAATAGTTACTCCAGCGCCTTGCGCAAAAGTAACTTGGCCAGCGCCGATTTGTTGCAAATGAACGACATTGCCAGCAGAGAATACTGATGGCGGGACTGTGACTGTAATTCCTGAAGCATTTGAAGCTGTGACCCATTTGCCTAAATCAGCAGCTACTAGCGTGTAAGTAGTGCCAGTCTGTGCATTGAATGAAAGCGTTGTATCATCTTGCTCAATCCAAGAAAAATCCATATCGGTATTAGAAGCCTTGCTTAATACCTGGCCCGTCGTGCCGCCTTTGAGATCGACCAATGAAGTGTCGATTGCTGAACCTAGTGTTCGCATGGCAGCAGCGCCATCTTTGACTAGGTCTGTATCGTCTGGCGTTTCCCAGCCGAAGTTAGTTGTTGTTGCCATGATTCTCCTTTAGGAAACTATTGTAGCGTTAAGCCACTCTAAACTTGTGTTAAGGGTGTTCCAGGTTTCAGCAGCCCCGACATTGTTCCATCGGCTGGCCTGAAGTGTGAAAGCCAACGGTGAAACATTGAGCGTAACTGATAGCTTGTTATAGCCAGTTCTGAAAGTCCAGCCTTCAACGAAACCTTGAAAAACCCCATTCTGCATATTTGTAGGTAAGTCTGTGATGTTAAGCGGTAGCCCCATAAAAACATTCAAAAGCGCATCTCGGTCGGTATCGCTTAATTCTGGGTTGGTTAGCTCAAAGGTAATTGAATCAAAGATTGCTTGGGGATAGGCGCGGATGTTTAGATAAAAATTGGCTTGGGAAGTCGCATCTGCGCCATTTTCTAAACTGGTATTGATTACCTGGCCTTGCTGGCCATAAAGCGAAATCGAGTTACTATCCTCGGCGCTCTGTTGTTGATTATTTTTATAGACGATGGTTACCTTGTTGCGGATATCGCCAATTTTGGTAACTGTGCGAATGCCAGCAGCTAGAGCATCGTTGGCTGATAAATCGGTGAAACCATTGGCCGCCAAATACTGTGATCTGTGGGTGCTATCTGCGTAGCAAATTTGGCCATTGGCATTTTCATAAATATAACCAAGCCCTGAAGTCGCTAAAGCAGATACCAGCGAATAGGCATCTGTGGTAGATGATGAGCGATTGGCTAGTTCATAATCACCTGGTCGGTCAATTTCACCTAAACCACTATTTTCAGCATCTGCCCAAGTGGTCGTAGCAGGATAATTGTTCCAAGCCAAAGAAGGCGCTACACCTGTCCAGTCATCGTAAAGCAAGCCAGATAAAATTGTGTAAATCTGATCACCATCGAAGTCGGTTGATAACACGCCATTAGTTAAAGCCTTTGGCAATTTAGATAATGCGCCTAAAGCAATTACTCGATAACTTTGGGTAACTGTGATTGAGCCACCCTTATTAACCACTTGTTCAATGTCTGTAATAAAGCCGCCAAATACATTTACATAAGCGCCAGTTGAATCTTTAACCGAGATTGTTACCTGATCGTTTATGTGCAAATCGACATATTGCTCATCGAAGTTAATAACCTCAAAAGCCGCGTATCCTGCCTGCGGTTGCTGGTAGATATTTGTGCGACCGGAAGTGATGGTCATATTGGCTAAAGTAACATTGGCAAATTCGCCGCTGCCATTTAGCATTAACTTCCAGTCGGGTGTCCAAGCGGTCATGCGATTTCTAACGACCTCGCTCCGCCAGTTCCGCGAATATATGAATTGTTAATAACATTGATAACCTCGCGGGCTACGCCTTCAGGATCACCTGCAACGCCGATATTGACTGTTACGCTATTCATCGAAGCCGCTTCACCTTGTCGAACATTTGCAGGGTCAAATCTCGATCCTGGTCTAATTCCAGCAAAAGTATCGGTTGCAGTTGCGGTTGCTTTAGCTGCGGTTGCAATTAAACCACCACCAATTCCCCCTCCACCTGTCGCTCCGCCTGTTGATGGTGTTGGTATTGTTGGAATTATCAAACCGCCTCCACTTGTTCCACTACCTGAAACTTTAGGAACGCTGATAGTAGGCGCTTTGATATTTGGAATTGTCGGAATGTTAGGCAATAACGGAATTGCGTTGTATGCCTTGATTAAGGCATTGATACCAGCGATAGCGCCATTAACGACTGTGGTTATGCCGCCAGCGACTTTACCGAGAATGTCGATTACGCCACTTGCTACGCTTGAAACGACTTTAAGAGCGCCTACGAAAGCAACGCCAATAACTGGCAAAACATAGGTTTGAATCAAATCAGCAAATGCCTGGAACGATTCTTTATTACGCTCGATTGCATCTGCTACTGGCTTAAAGATATTTAAGAATTTACCGATGTTAGGGATAATCTCATTAACGACTATATTGACGAATTTCTCAAGAATTGGCAATAAGCGGTTGCCGATGCCTTCTTGGAATTCTGCAAATGCTTGCTTTAGACGATCAATGCGGCCTTGATAAGTTTCCGCAGCTGCGGCGGCTGAACCGCCAAATGACTTGGTAAGCATGTCCTGAATATCGGCAAATGACTTACCCTTGATTTCAGCGCTAGAAAAACCTAAACCTAATCTTGTTAAAGCGGTTGTTTGTCCATCGTAAGCCTTACCGAGAGCATTAGCGACATTCTCTAACGGAATGCCTCGGGCTTTAGATATGTCTAAGGCTAGGCTTAATAAATCTTGTGCTTTGGTAACTGAATTGGTCGAGAGCGCCAAGCGACCCAACGCAGATCTCAAATCTGTATCGGCAACGCCTGTCGCAAGCTGCATCTGCGTGATGCTTTCCTCGGTTGCCTTTATCTGTGCATCGGTAGCGCCTGTAGCATTCTTTAGCGCTATCGCTAAACGCTTCTGTGCAGCCTCATCCTCGATTGCAGCCTTAACGCCATCAACTGCTAACTTGGTTGCATAAGCGCCAGCAGCGGCAGCAGCAGCGGCAAATGCAGCCGCAGCCATCTTGCCAAATTTTTCTACTTGGCCAGCAAAGCCGCCTACATCGTTATTAGCGGTTTTTAACTTTTTATTAAGATCATCAACATCAGCAAGGATTGAAAGTTTTAATGTTCTACTACCAGCCATTATGCCCATTCCTTTACAATGTCGCTAAATGCTGCTTCCCACTTGGCAATAATCTCGGGCTGGATTTGACGAAGCGTTGGATAAATAAAATAGCCTTGCGACCCACCTTTGTATTTAGGTGTGCGCTTTGGAAACTGCTTATAGCGGTTAGAACCGAATTCCATGCCAGGCCATAACACCTGCGTAGTTGCGCCACCTGAAAACTTCTGTGAAGCGAAGCCATAAGAGAATTCACCGATTTTAGATGATTTCGAAACACGAACGCCATCGGCAATTCGGCGAGCAGCAGTTCCAGAGATTAGTCGTGTGCCTGCTGCGATTTTAATTTTATCGGCAGCATATTGCGCCAAAGCATTTGATTGCTTCTTGGCCTGTGCTATTGCCTCATCATCCATTGCTTTAAAAGAGCGTGTAATTGCACGAAGGTCGGATTTGTCGTAAGCAATTTTAGCTTCCACCTTCACGCTCCTTTAATATCTCAATGGCGGTTAATACATCCTCTGCGGTTTCCCAATACTGCATCGGTATTCCCGAAGCGATAGCCAGTTGAACCAGTAATCTATTTACTGATCCGACTGGATGGCTTTTGGGTCATCATCACCGACAATTACATCGGCGACTGTATCCATCCAAATCTCATAAGACTTGATTGGCTTACCGCCTGCTTCACGCTTCATAGCGTTATATGCTAAAAACATTAAATCGGATATTCCGATGCCATCCTTAGCCTGTGCAATGGTCTTGCCAAATTTGGTTTCCCATTTAGCCCACTCTGGCGGAGCGGCTACATAAGTAGCCTGCTCGCCCGAGTTATATTCAATTGTAATTGGTAACTTCATGCTCTCGATTTCCTAACTTTTAGCTGAATGTTTCGGTTGGTGTTCCAACTACCGTCATTGTCCAAGTATCGGTCTGCGCTCCTGGAGCTGCGCCGCCTGCGCTTGGGAATACTGGCAAAACATTGAACGCGAAAACTGCGCCAGTTGCAGCAGTTAGTGAAACTGCCAAAGTGGTATTTGGTGCTGATTCGCATGCTGACCACATTGCTTCAAATAGTGAGCTAGTTGCTCCCCAGTCTGAAAGCAGTTCAAGGGTCAATGTCCATTGATCGTCTGTGTGCTTGTAAGCCTTGCCATCTAATGTCTGATAAACATCGATAGTCGGGCTATTAGCCAATACCGCGCTAGTAGTCTGCGCATCGTAGTTGGTGCTAGCGATGGTCAGCGTAATATCGCGGCCTGTTATTACATTTGTAGGCACTATTACTCCTTTTTACGATTGCGTATAGTGTTTGCTAACGCGGATGTCTGAAACTAGCATTGCGCTAGCCCCAATTTCAGTTACTGTCGGGCGCTCGACTACATCGACTGCCCAACCAGCAGGAATGGCTTGAACGACTGAAACGATTAACTGTTCCAAGTTATCAAGCGCTGCTGGATTTGAATTGTAAGCCACGATGACGGAAATCGTGAGATTTACATTGCAATGAAAACTAGATTTGCCGATTGTGTCGAATTCTAAATATGGTGAATCAGGCACTAACACGATTGCTGGCGGAATCACCGCTTCAGGCACATGATTATAGACATTGGCTGCGACACTTCCAAGAGCTGTTGCTAAAGCGCCACGCACATCTGCTGCAATGGTCGTTGGCATTATTGAGCCAGCGTTTCTACATCCAAATATGGGCCAAGTAAGCCCACGCATTTATTAAATAATGATCTGCCCATACGGAACGGAGTAGCAGTAAAATCGACACCTTCGATTTGTCCGCCAGGTGCTACGCGGCTTTGAAAGATTTCAACGGATACTGTTAAAACCGCAGCTTCAACGCTGGAGTTGCCGACATAAGTGGATGCCCCAGTCAGTTTAGCCTTACCGCTTGGTATTATGTTCGCTTCCTCGACATCGGCATTAGTGATATCAGCTGCGAATGTGTAAGGCGTTAGATAATCCTCTAATACTGTGCGTGTGCCATTGTAAGGCGAACCGCAACCAGTAATAACGACTGATTGGCCTTCGGTAAATTCATGAATGCCAGCAGTTTCAAATACTGCGACATTATCAGTTAATTTTGCTTTGATTACTGGTGCTTCAAAAGATACGAGCATTGGCAAAATCGTATTTTCAGAAGCATCGATAATATCCTCTAAATAAGCATCGTTATAGAGAGAATTCGAAACGCCAAGTATCGCTCGCAGTTGAGCCGCGGTTACAATGCTTGGCATTTCGATTCCCTTCTTTCGACCTACTGCCTAGCCCCGAGAGCTAGGCTAGGCATGACTATGCTGATTGGTTAAGTGTGAATGATCCTGCTGCGGTTAGGGTCGCTACTGCGCCATATCCGTAGTAACCAACTTCAACCTGTCCTGTTCCAACGATGTTGGTGCGGAGCTGAAGTGGGCCAGCGCCTTCATACCAGACGAATGAATCGCGATTTACTACGCAGATTGAATCATCGCCTGTTCCAGACATATTTGGATCGACATAAATTGGCAGACCCATTACTGAACCAGCAAATGTGCCAGGTGCAACTGCTCCAACGATGTTGGTTGTGCCGCCTGCTGCTAGGTCAAATAGTGGGCGCTTGTTTGAATCGTTGAGCTTGATTAAGTTAGCCCATTGATCTGGTGAAAGCACGATACCAGTCGCGGTGCGCTTGGTGTTTGAGTAAATTGAAGCTGCTGCGCGTGAGATGAAGCCAGCAAATGAATCCCCATCGAATGGAAGTGTGATTACTGTTGAATCAAGTGTTCCAGCCTTTAGCGCGTTAGCAACTGCGGTGTCGGTTGCTGCTGCATACTGATCAGACATCAAGCGAACTAATTCCTCAAAGAATGCTGGTGATGTGCGATCTAGAACTTCTACATCGAACTTCTGCATTCCTGCATACTTCTTAACTGATACTGAAACATATTCGATTTCAGTTTGTGTATCGCTAAAAGCGCCCTTTTCTGCTGCTTCAGCAACTGTTGGAGCGGTCTTAACGCGTGGGATTTCAAAGGTCATACCAGCTGCTGGAAGTGTCGCGGTGCGAACTGCTGCAATTGCTGGGCGGATACCTGTGGTCTTTGGATTCCAAACATCAGTAAATTGTGGTGTTGGAACTAGACCTGCAACCTCAGTTGTGGTTGTGTCTGATGCTGCTTGGACATATTGACGAGAAACATCATCACCTAGAGCAGCACGAACTGAATGCTCTAGATATGTTGCTGGTGAATTGATTGGTGAGCGCAACTTGGTATGTGCAACTGGTGCAGATGCCATGATTGTCGGCTCAACCTTTGCAGCTTCTACCGCTTCGTCTGCGATAGGAGCTGGAGCGGTAGTGTCGGACACTGTATCTCCTTGTGTAGTTTCCTCTGAAACCTTTGTTTCAGAATTCTCAGTTTCATCGCTTGCTGCGACCTTCTCAACGCGAGCGGAATTGATTGCAGGATCAGTTACTAGGCTGACCTCTTGGATGCGAGCAGCAGTAATTTGCATAACGCCATTAACGACCTCATAATCCTCGATAAATGCGCCAACTGAAAAGCCATCGCGTAATCCTTCGGCTGCTTCTAGCAAAGAATCATCGCCAGCAATTGTGCCAGCGACTTTGAATGTTGCATCGATGCCCTCATCATGGATTGAGTAAGTTAGCAATTTGCCAATTGGGCGTGTGCGGTCATGCTCTAATAAAAGTTTTGTGGTTTTATTAAACTTCAATGAATCGGCCGCGAAAATTGTTGGCCCAACTGAAGTGTTGCCCTTTTCGCCAAATGTAACGATGCGACCAGATATGGTTCGCGCATCTGCATCGGCGGCGGTGAGATTAACCGAGAAATTTAGCTTCATCGAATTAAGTCCTCTGCTTCCCTGATTTCCTCAACGCTCATTGCGCCAAGTTGATTTAGTATCTGATAAACCTGGGCGCGCTCTAACGCTGATCCGCGTAAGAAATCGTCTAGGTCAAAGCGTGTTTCGGTATTTAGTGTTGCAAAGTCAGGCATAGATAAACGCTGCTCAATCGGCACAAGAATGTTGCGAACGCTAAAGTCAATAAGCGCCTTGCGCTCTGAAACCGCGTTGGTGTAAGTCATTGAAGTAGTTTCGCTGGATAAGAAATAAGCAGGTATGCCCGTTGCTCTGGCGATTTCTAGCGATACATATTGCCTTGCTTCATTAAGCTGCAATTTAGAAGGGTCAATGCCTAAAACCTGCAAATCAATATCAGCATTTAAAAATGCAGTCGAATTGGTCTTGCGTGATTGATTCCAGGATGATAAAAGTCGGTTAATGCGCTCTGCGGTTAAATTTGTTCCATTTGACTTTAGCGCCATTGTTGGAACTGGTGATTGTGCAAATGCTTCGGCAGCTCTTTCCAATGCGATTGCTGCACGAATGGTTCGGCCTGCTCTCGTTAATAGGCCTTCATCCATTCCATAAAATGTAATTATCGAACCAACGCCAGATGCAGGTGCAATTTTGCCATCCAGTTGCAATGCAATGATTTCTGTGCCTTCGGCATTGAATCTTGGTGTTACGCGCTTTGGTTCAACGCGAGTGTAATCAGCGATACGACCATCTGAATAAATTGCATTTACGACTGCGTAAGATACTCCGTAAAAAAGCAAATCCTCTGCTTGCCATACGCGGACATACGAGCCTGGCACGCGTTGATCAGGTTGATTGATTACTCGTAGTGGCTCAATATGCGCACCAGTTAATTTATTATACTGTTCAAGTGGTAACGATGCAACGATTCCGCAGATAATGTTGCGAGCGCGTGCAACTGAAGGAACGCTCATCGCAGTATTGCGATCAACTGTATAAAGTGGTGTTAAATAAAATGTATCTGGATTATTTACTGGCACACTAGCTGCATCAACGATATTTGTTGGTTCAGGTGCGCGCAAAGTAAAGTTATCTAAGAATCCCATTAGCGTAAATTATAGGGTAAGTCAAGTTATTGCACAAATATGTCGATTTCGGATTGCGAGCGTGTCGCATAGCTCGAAACCATTGCGCAAGCAACTGCGGCGGCAATTGTGGCATTACTGACTTTTCTGCCCATAATCCAACCGCCATCACCTTGTGGCAATTTGACTGCGGATAAGACCTGCCTAGTTAATTCAGGTTGATTTGTGTGCAATAGGCGCTTAGAAGCGACCGCAGATAACATCATGTCGCAGGCTTGTGCGTAATCGATGCCATCGACTGGTTCTGTGTAAATTCCAGCAGGTTTAAGCCTCGCAGCTACCGCACCCGATGTCCTAGCAGAGTAAGCGACTACCTGGGTGTTGAACTTCTTAACCCAGTCAGCGACATCATTTGCCAATTGCTTATCATCGAGAGTTTTCTCATTACTCCATGTCGATAGGAGTGCCACTTTGTAATGTCCCTCGCTACCCTCGATTTTCTGACCAGCAACTAGCGCCGCTTGTTTTCTATCTGGAGTTAAATCAATCGCCATCCAAGTATCCGCCTCATCATCGAGCTTTGCGTCACCTCTGCCACAAGCGCCCCACAATGAAGGGTCAAATACTGGATTGGAAGTCGTAACCCAGGTAGTCAATACTTCAGTTCGGATTGTAGTTTCATCATCCGTCAAAACTGCTCTAATGTTATCGGGATCAATGGTGTGTCCTAACGATGGATTAGCCATTGCGATTGATTCCCAAAATTTGGGATTATCGGGATCGATTGGAACATCTGGAATACCAGACCATTCAAAGTAACCAAGTCCATCAGATTTACCCATAGCAATAGCAGCTAAAGCCTGTTCGCGGATTCTGTTGAGAATTAGAGAATGTTGGTCGCCAGCAGACGAATAGAGCCATAACTGGGGATTCTTAGCAGACATCTGCGCATATCGCATAGATGACCAAACATCGTCATCCGTATATTCGCGAACCTCATCCATGTGGACTGTGTCTACTGCCGCGATACCACGAGCTGAAGCGTTATTAGCTCGGATTAGATAACGAGCGCCATTACGAAGCCTTAACTCCTGCGATCCTTTGGATTCAATTTTCTTTACCAGCTCGCCCTGGAGTTTTGGGCTACTGTCGATAATTTCAAATATCTTGTAAAAGATTTCTGATGAAGTGGTTAATTTGTGAGCAGTTCCCACTTGCATCTTTTCATCCCATAAAAACATGCCAGTTAGAATGCGTAAAGCCATGAAGGTAGATTTACCATTCTGACGGGATATGCAAAGCGTGTTGATTTTGTTGATCCACTTGCCAGTTTCAGGATTGTATTTGTGAGCATGTTCGGCCAACCATTGTTGCCAGGGAAGTAGCGGCCAGCCGATCTCATCGCAGAAATCGACCATTTCTTTACCTTTTGACGGAAAATCGTTCAAAGGTGTCGAAATTCGGGGTGTTAAAACCCCCTGCCTGCCGAAATTAGGCTGGAACGGGTCTATCTGGACTAAATCAG